CATAAGGAGGGCTATTTGCGCTGAAATCAATAGTGATGAGAAACGTGCAGTCACTTTCAGGAGGGTTGACATGATTAAACATGTCACGATCCTGATTGAATGCATATTTACTCCCACTTTACATGAGATCAACGCAAGTGAATCAGCCCACGATGCGTTTTATACAAGTTATTTGTATAAGATGTACCGTGGACTGTCGTACTTATGTTTCCATCCCTTAGAACTTTCGCCCATGGAGAAGAAATCGCGGTACGTCCGTGCCGCTCCCTAGAGAGGCCCACAATGTAAAAGCGGTTTCTCAGCTGATTTGGACATTGATCTCTTCCTAGACGCTGTTTGCAGCCTGGAAGGGTGCCCAAGTGATCCGAAGAGCGAGAAGCTAGCAGTCCGCCAGAGCATTGGGGGTAAGTATAGAGAGCGTAAAATCTACAACCTTGCTCCTATAGGGGTTGGGATCGAGTACGGCGTACACAATGCAGATGAAGACACGGCACTTCGTGCAATCGTCACACGAGTGTTCCTTCACAAAACTGGGGATGGACGGTGGGAGAGACCATACAGACCCTGTTACAATAAGTTCGTTCATTTCCATGGAGCAGCCAGACGTGCCCTGCTTAAACACACGCGAGTTGTTTCGCCTTTAACCACTGATCAGTTCATCAGTGCTTATACTGGGCGTAAGCGATTGGCGTATGAGAAGGCTCGGGACTCTCTGGCTATCAAACCATTGGAAGTGAAGGACTCATTTGTATCAAGTTTTGTGAAGGCCGAGAAATTGTGCATCACGCCAAAGGATGACAAATCGATGGAGGATGAGGATAAAGATCCAAGAATCATTCAGCCAAGATCGACGCGTTATAATTTGAGCCTCGGTGTCTACACCAAAGCATGTGAGCATGTGATTTATGGTGCAATAGACGAAATGTGGGGAGGACCAACGGTCATGAAAGGCCTTAACGCTGACGAGAGAGGCCAGGCGATTTACGAGTCTTGGAAACGATTCAAATGCCCAGTTGCAGTTGGGCTTGACGCACATAGATTTGACCAACATGTGTCTCAGGCCGCGCTGCGATTTGAGCACTCGTTATACAAGGCACTTTTCGGGATCCATGATAAACGCCTGGCTTGGATGTTACAGATGCAGCTAAATACACACGGGTTCGTCCGATGTTGTGATAGCTGCATCAGTTACCACGTCCATGGTGGTAGATGATCCGGTGATATGAACACTTCACTTGGAAATATATCATTGATGACCATGATGGTGTGGTCGTACTGTCAGCTCAAGGGCATTACATGCGCCTTGATTAACGATGGCGACGACTGTGTTGTCATCATGGAACGTGCCGAGCTAGGCAGTTTCATGAGTGGCATTGTGTGGTGGTTTGATGAGTCAGGATTTATGCTGAAAGTTGAGAAACCAGTATATGTTCTTGAACACATCGAATTCTGCCAATCTCATCCAATTGAGATCACGCCTGGGGTGTACCGTATGGTACGGGACCCTCGCGTTGTTCTTAATAAGGATTTGGTGGTGGTTAAACCCATACAGCACGAGTCGGACTATAACTTCTACCGAAGAGCCATCGGAATGTGCGGCATGGCACTTGCCGGAGATGTGCCCATATTCTGTCAGTTCTACCAAACGCTGATCCGTGGTACAACGGAAACGAAGCGCAAGGTGGAGCTTGAATCTGGGATGCAATATCTAGCATTACGCATGTCGACGCGATTCAAGGAGCCCACAGCGACAGCCCGCGTGTCGTTTTGGGAGGCCTTTGGAATTCCTCCGGACCTACAAATTGCACTTGAAACGGACTACTCCCGTATGACACTACAGTGGCATACGCCTAGTCACATGCTCAGGTTTAGCAATCACATTGCCGGGCTGAGGTAGGTACCCTTAGCTCACCCCTCGGGGTCGGTGGCGACCGTAAACGCATGGGGTGTTGGCGGCTCTGTCTCCCGTGTTAAATCCTGCTTTGGAGTGGGTTAGTAGCTGTGACGACGTGTTAGTTAAGGTATTGTGCTCCTGACACGACTGAGCGAAGACCCATACCATTGATGGAGGTACTGCAGAGCCAGGGTGACCAAATTGGTTGTTGACCACACGTAAAACTTTCCAAGCGAACCAAAACGCCAAGAGACTGCACGGCTCAACTTGCTGTCCGCCAACATGA